TATGATTAAAACGGTGATTTTACATCATGGTTTTTGATAAATATCTGAATATCAGCTATATATATCTAATGTGTTGATGTATAAGCACTTATCTTCGTGCTAAAATTTTACGTTTGACACGTTAAATAGGACATGTGTAATGTAATGTTGCAAAACAGTTGCAAAAAAAATATGGTAATATGGCAACATTTAAAGTGGTAGTTTCAAAGAAACGTTCTGATGGTTATTATCCAGTTTACATTAGAATACTGCATAACCGTCAAAAGTTGGTAGTTAAGACCGATAAGTTTGTAACAGACAAAGGATTGGTTAAGGGCACGAAAGAGGTGAAGGACTCATTCGTGCTCGCAGCCTGTATGAGCCAAATAAATGGCTGGGTTGACAAATTGAACAGACTTGATATAACTGACTGGTCTGTTTATAAGGTTAGAGATTACCTTTTGACTTCTGCACAGGATATTTGTTTTTCTGAATTTGCTCGTTCTTATCTTCAATCACTTTCTTTGCAGCCTTCATCACGCCAAATTTATGAAAGTGCTTTGAAACATTTGGAAAACTTTGCTGGTACTGATAAGGTAATGTTTTCGCACTTAACTGTACGTCTTCTGACAGCATGGATGAAAACCATGGAGAATAAGCCTAGTAGCAGAAATTATTATCCTTCTTTGGTTAAGCGTATTTATTTGGAAGGTATCAAGAAATTTAATGATGAGGAGGCAGGTCTTATGCCAATAAAATTCAATCCTTGGAATAAGATAAAGATAGAGAAAAAAGCAGGTCCACACAAGCGTGCCATCACACTGGAGGAGTGTAGAAAGTTTTTTGCCGTTACTCCTGAGTATCCACGGCAGCAGTTGGCTCTGGATGTTTGCAAGATGATATTGTGCTTGGCTGGCATCAATGTAGCTGACCTCATGAAAATGAAAAAGGTGGACTATTATGATGGAATCTTGCACTATGAGAGAAAGAAAACAAGTACGCGTCGTTATGATAAAGCGTATATAGAAATGAGAGTGCCGGATATGCTTTTACCAACCTTGGAGAAATATTTTTCTGAGGAAAGTGACCCTTATCTATTTATTTTTCATAAAATGTATTCCACTAATCGTTCTATGGATACGAATTTGATACATTTTATTAAAGCTATCTGTAAGAACTATTTGGGTATGCCTGATGATAATTTTTATACTCCTTATACATTCCGGCACACTTGGGCCACAGTAGCCCAGAATGATATTGGTGCCAACTATGCAGAGATTGGCTTTGCTATGAATCATGCAACAGCTCATAGGATAACAAGCGGATATGTGAAGCCAGATTTCTCTAGGGCTTGGGAACTAAATGAGAAGGTGGTGGAGAAGGTCTTCTTTACCAATGATCCAAGCAGGCGAATGCAGGAACATCATCTGCCTGTATTCGATAAGGTAGAGGAAAACTTTGAGTTGTCTGCTGATGCCTACTTCATGGGTGAGGTTGTGGCTCATGTGGATGGCAAGGGCTACAAGAATACAGATGAGATAATAGAGCAGCTCATGGCCAGCATACATGATACTGTTCCTAAGAACTGCACGATACAGATTAAGGTGAAGAATATCACCAAGAACCAGACGAAGTACTTTGAACGAGTCTGGGACATAAAATAGCTATTTTGTGTTAATACAGATTAAAATTGACCCAATATAAGTTAAAATAGAGCGTTTTTGCTCGATAACCAAGTCAAGGGTAGACTTCTCTAAAGTTGAAGAAAATTTAGAGAGGGCTACCCATTTTTTATAATTAGCTATTATTAACAATTTTGAGATTTTTGATGTTGATAGTGGTTTCTTGTTTCTCAAATTTCTCTTCCAACTGCATGAAAGATTCCTCCACAGATAAGTTTCTGGATTCATCATTATTGAACGATACAGACTGGAGTTTGGGAGCCACGTATGGAAGGAACTTTGCCACCATCGAAAGACGTCCGGCAGGCTCGTCAATCTGCATGAGATCCGTGAAAAGTGAATAGTTCTTCTCATTGATACCATTGATGTAGCCAGTAAGGGCATCACGGAGGCTTTCACGTACACTTTTGGTAACCTTATTAGGTGTGCCAGCCTTACGTCCGCCAGTCTTCTTCCTCTTTGGCTTCGGCTCATTATTATTGTCTTGTTTTACTGCCATATTCTATTGATTTTTAATGCTTACTGATAGTTTTCGGGTGCAAATATAGTAAGAAATTACGAAACTTGGTGTTCAAGTTGCGGAACTTATCACAGATAGGTAAGAAAAACGCATTACTTTTGAACATTAAACATTAAAATTCGAATTTTATGGGATTAATTGGAAGTATTGCTGGTGGACTGACCTCTGCTGTAGGTGGTGCTCTAGCAGCTAAAGCAAGAAACAAGGGATATAATGATTATATCAACATGTTTCAAGACCGTATGCAACAGGTGAAGGATCATCGTGACAACTTGTATTATCAGGATCCTACTCAGTCAGCGGAGAATCAGGTAGCCGTGACCAATGCCCAGAAGGTATTGGATAATGCAACAGCAACCGCAAAGAACACCAATATTGTTAGTGGCGGTTCTGATGAAGCGGTTGCGCTGAGTAAGCAGGCTGCCCAGGAGCAGGTGGGTAATATCATGCAGCAGGCGGCCGTACAAGGTGCTCAGACCAAAGAAAATGTGTGGAATACTGCAGATTCGCAGATAGACCAGATGACTAACTACATCGCCACTGCCAAGAAGGAGAAGGCTCTTTCTACTGCTAAGGGTATCACGGATGCAGCTGGTGGCTTGGCTGGAGCTGCAAGTAAATTGCCAATTTAAGGAAGGAGGTAATTATGGGATTTATATTGGATGATTTAACTCCTAAGCGCCCGGCTACTGCCGTTATTCCTTTTACTGATTTCCCTGATGATAATGCGGTGAAGCCGGAGGTTGCAGTACCAGTTCAGACAACTGATACAGAACCGGGAAAGGGTACAGCCATAGATACGACCGGTATTACTGGGAATGGTGGCAAGGAATCTTTTGCCCAGAAGCCAACCGAGGAAGTTACCAAGGTGGAGCCTAACCAAGGTATCAAGATAGACTGGAGCAGACCTTATGCCGAGATAGAACAGAATCCTATCTTGCAGAAGATGAAGCCTTATGACATTATGAGGGATTACCAGAAGAATGGTGATGGAAACTGGTCTGCCTTCATGCCTTGGCTTTCTTCACTTGGTGATGCCGATAAAACTGTGGCTGCAAATGCAGCTCGGCAAAAGAAGGCAGAGAATCAAGCCAAATGGGAACAATGGGGAAATCTTTTTATGCACTTGGGTAACTTTTTTGGTACAGTTCAAGGTGCTCCATCGCAAAAAATAGAATCTGCACAAGAACTTACTGATCGCCAACGCAAGATAAGAGAGGCTACTGAGGCTCTTCGTGCCAAGGGATATAACCAGATGATGGTGAATATCTGGAAGGACCGTCAAGACAAGCAGGCACAGATGCAGGCAGAGGCTGCTGCAAAGGCAAATGAGAAACTAGCTGAATATCGTGCATCACAGAAGAACCAAACGGATGCTCTCACTCCTGTAAAGGTTGAGGAAGTGATTCAATCTGCAAGACGATATTCTACAGCTGCAGACTTTAATGAATCAAAGGAGGAGACAGAGGATTTTTTGAGAGGCAAGAAGGGAAAATTACTTGACAATCAAGCTGATGCAGCAGCTGCAAAGGCTGCAGATAGTCGTTCTCATGTTGCCGTGAATAATTCGACAACAGCAAGGAACAATGCTGCAACTAATAAGACGATTAGAACAACGCCAAAATATTCTCAAGCAGAATATGGTAAAAGGTTCATCAAATACTTTAATTACATGAAAAAGAAGGGAGGCAATAATCTTGCTTCTATTTATGAAGAAAAGTATGGCATTGGTAAAAATGGAGATACTGGCAAGCAGTGGAATGCAGGTCTTCAAAGAATGTTTGTTGATGATGTTGAAGAACGAGGTCTTGTACCTAAGAGCCTCGGTATTGGCATTGGTAGAAAATCAAATAATGGCAAAACAAATAAAGGTAAACATTTAAAATTATAATATGGACGATAATATAAAGAAATTACATCAAGCGTTAATTGATGATGGTTATGATGATGTTGGTACAGAGCAGGAGTTTAGAGACTATGTTTCTGACAGCAAAAATGTAGCTACACTTTATAATGCATTAAGTGAAGCAGGATATGATAATTTTAAAGACCAAAAATCTTTAGAAACATATCTTTCTGGTAAATCACCTGTTGCTCAAAAGCCTTCAACTCCTCAGAGTAGTGGGCAAAGTGCTTCTGTAGAGAATAAGCCAAAGGTTGCGCAACCAGCAGCGAAGCCTGTAGCAGAAAAGCCAAAGGAAGATAACAGATCATGGTTTACTAAATGGATGACTGGAACTTTGCCTGAGGACGAGAAGCAGGAAACAACAGACAAGGAGCCTGGTCTTATAGCAAAAGCCTTGGGTATGATTCCTACTGGTGTTCAGACGAGCAACGGAACATATCAGCCATCACCAGAGATTCCTCAGCCTGTTGTAAAAGGTGAGGAAATGCCTGTGAAGGAAGAAGCTTCTTCTTCATCATCAGCTAATGCGTCTCCTGTTACAACACCAACTGGTGTGGTGAATAATGAGGGGTTGATGGATGCCAAACTTGCCAACTATATTGAGAACTGGAAGCAGAGACCGGATAAGGAGGGCGATTACTTTGCGAATATGGTTGCCGACTTGTTGGCTGATGGTACTGCCAATAGCAATGAGGAGGCAGTGAATATGGTGATGCCTGCTTTGCACAGATATGCCAACCGTTCTGCCATGGACGTTACCAACCAGGTAGTATCTTCTTTGCCTGATGATACGGTGCAGGATGCTGAGCAGAGTATCGATGCGCAATGGTATAGCCATGGTGTGCAGGATAAGTTGAAGCAGGAGGCAGACAGCATGGGTATCAGTTATGATGACTATGTGGCTCATTTCCTGAAGCCAGCTATGGTGCAGAGTCTGGTGAACAAATATGGTCCGAACTATCGCAATATAGCCGAGGGCATCGCTACTCGTCTCTATGATCACGATGAGCATGTACAGGACAGACTGATGAACCAGGACATCAATGATGCGCTTTCTAACGTTATCAATAAGTATGTGAATCCATCTGTAGTGGATGAGTACAACAAGGCTCAGGAGGCAGGCAGTAAGGCATTTACGGAGGGAATGGAAGGAAGCCAGTTTATTCCGGCTAATCTTCGTCTGGGTACAGCACTTGGTGCTCAGTATGAGGCAAACGAGGCCAAGGATCCTGCAAAGGTGCTTTCTGGTTTGCAGCAGAAGTTTGGCAAACTCTACCGGAATCCGAAGTTCCTGAATGACATGAGCAATGCCGCATTTAAGGTGATGCAACGGTATGGCTTGAATGGCACTCTGAGTAGTGATCCTAAGCAGTTCAAGCCAATGATTAATGCTGCCATTAAAAATGAGTTGGACCAGCTGGAGATTAAGGGTATGATGCCTAAGGGTAGTGCTGAGTACATCATGAAGACTGGTTTGGGTAACACTATTGTGGGTAAGATTATTCGCAAGGCTGTTCAGACGGACTACCAGAACTGGCTGGAGGATATTGCCAATCAGCAGTATCAGCCGGGCTTCTGGGAGAACGTGGCTAGTGGTGCTCTGACCTTTGCAGGTGATGCCTGGAGTTATTGGCTGCCTGGTGCCGCAGGTGGCAAGTTGACCAAGAGCATGGTAGCCAAGGCAGAGGGTAAACTGGCTGGTGACCTGATGGCTAAGGGTATGGAGCGCAGGATGGCTGAGCGAGCCGCCAAGGTACTTATCGGTAAGAGTAAGGCCGCGGCTTTGAAGAGTGGATCCGCGCATGGTGCTGTTACCTTTGGCGGTCAGTCTGCTATCTCAAAGCCTATTGATGAAGTTTATCGTACAGGTCAGTTTGATGAGAATGGCAAGATTTACAATCCTTCTGTTGGTAAGGTTATCGCTAATACTCTGGGCGAGGTGGCTAAACAGAGTGCCGTAGGTGCTATCATGCAGGGCGGAACCATCGCCAATATGATAGGCAAGGGCAGAGGCTTAGCTACCAATATTCTGGCTGATGTTGGTGGAAAGGTAGTGGATTCCGGTATCATGACCGGGCAGCAGATACTGGAGCGCATGGCGCATGACCCTAACTTTAAGCCTACAGGCAAGGATGCTGCCGAGAGCTTCCTTGAGAGTATGGCGAACCTTACTGCTATCGGTTTGCCGGGTATGGTGGGCAAGTATGCCCGATTCAAGGATGCGAGGGAGTTTAATAAGAAGTTTGACTTCACAGATCAGGATATTGCCGAGTTGAAACGATTCGGCTATGATGGTCTTCGTGATGCCTTCGAGAAGGTGGGCATCGGGGAGTATACCGTGGTTGGCGAAAATGCCCAGCGACTTGATGGACAACTTACCCAGAAGTATATGGACCTGATGAACGACAAGAGCGTGCCGGAGGTGTTGAAGGCTAAGATGATGGCAGTTGTAGAAGGCAAACGACCTTCTTCTTTCTCGCCTGTTATTGATAGCGAGGTATATAGAGGTGACGATGGTAAGTACTATTTGGAAACCTATAATAAGGATGGAGGCGTAATCGACCGCAAGGAGTATTCTTCTCATGATGCTGCACGTAATGATGAGAAGAAACTGGAGTATGAGAAGACTCTTGGTTTGGCTTCTGTGCTGGAAGGTGAGTTCCACAATGAGTTTACGCAGGAGCATCTTGAAGGCTTATACAACAAGGCAGCCCAGAAATATAATATGGGTGAGAAATTGACAGATGAGGATAAGGCAGCGGTTTATCTTCATCAGAATGCTGGTGCCATCAAGGAAATCATGGATAAGCAGCAGAAGGGTATTATCCTTACTGATGAGGAGCAGAAGCAGGTTAATGCCTATCGTCATTATTATGACAGTGCTTTGGAGAACAGTTCTGTGATGAGGGAGTTTGTCAACACGTTTGAGGATTCCCATGACGTGGCGCACGGTACACTTCGTAAGGCTTTGGAGTCGAAAGATAAGAAATATGCGCCATTGGTAGAGTCTTATCTTAAGGAGCTTTACAATTCCATCGAACTGAAACGTGAAATGAAGCAGACGATGGATGATCTCTATAATACTTCCCATGGTAATGAGCAGAAGAGAATTGAAGGCGAAAGCCCTGTATCGCCTGTTGAGGGTTCTTCTGAGAGTTCTGCAGGTGGTCAGGAGTCTCCAGTTTCAGAGGGACCTGCTCCGTACCAAGACCGTACCAACTCCGTATCAACTCCGAGTGATGCAGAGTTTGCAGCAAATCCTGCAAACCTTGCAAACGAAAATCAAAGCGAAAGCAAGGCTTCTGATGCTTTTGTTATGGGGCAGAATGCCTATAAGAATGGTGATAAGGAGGGATTGAAGTCTATTAAATATAATGCAGAAACTGCAGAGCTTCGATTGAAGCGCGCCTTTGCAAATGATACTGACAGAATCCAAGGTGTATATAATGCGGTAAACAAGGGTACAGACATTGAGACCTATATTGAGCAGCGTACAAACTATCTCACTCCTTTCCAGCAGGAAGCAATCAGAAAGTATGCTGAGGCTATGGATGCTAATAAGGGTGCAATGGATGCTTTGGAACATGCTGATGATGGCTATGCAGATAAGTTGAAACAGCAACTTTCGCAATACACTATGGAAAATGGTAACATTTCTAGTCTTACCCTTACCGATGGTCAGCGAGGCTATTGGAAGAGCAAGAATGAGTATGGTGCAGGATTTGGAGTCTTTCCTGATGCAAATGGTCAACCAGTCGTGAAGCAAGTTCCATCGTCTCAAGTCAAAGAGAATGGAAAAGAAATCCCTCTTCAAGAATACGTGAATCAGCTTGCAACTCAGAAACATGAAGCAACAAAGAAGGACTTCAACGCAATTTTTGATGCTACCAGTCTGAAACCAAATGATACTGTTAGCTTGTCTATTAATGACAAAGACCAGCCAACAGAAGCTAAGATTGTGTCAGTTAATCCTGATGGAACCATAAGTTTTAATATAGCTGGTTCTAAAAATGTAACGACTGTACCAGTAGACACATTCACCAAGTTCCAAAAATATGCATTGAGAAATAGCATCAATGCCGAGCTGGATGCAGAGGATGCTGAGCGTGCAGAAAAAGAAGCAATCAAGGTTGAGGCTGAGAAAAAGCAACGTTTTGCCAATGGTATTGTTGGGCTGAGTGAGCAGAAGCCAGACTATTCTTCCAAGGAAACCGACCCTAAGGTGGCTGCAGAGTATCTGCAGGAGCAATATGCCGATAACCATGACCAGCTTATCAAATTGGTGAATGGCAGTCGTTCCGACATCAAGGAGCAGATTGACAACATTCGCAAGCGTATCGTGGAAGCAGAGGATTGGCTTGATACCAATGCCGACTTGGAGCCAGAGCAAGTGCAGTTAAGGGAAGATAAACTGAAACTTGCCAAGGAGCAGTTGGAGGACTTGACCACTCGTTACGACAACTGGAACAAGATTCGTTCCCTCATTATGACAGAGGAGGAGAAGCGTGAGTTAAAGGATAAGCGTACTGCCAACATGAAGAAAGTTGGTATTGACAAAGAGGCACTTACCGTTACTGATGAGCGTGAAGTGCCTGTGCTTACAGACGAGGAACTTAAAAAGCAATATCCTACTATGGATGAGGCTAGCGACTATATTCTCTCTCAGCGCAAGGAAATCTCCAAGACCCAAAAAGAACTTCATCGCCTGTTGCAAGATATTGATGCCCGACTCAATCAGTATCTTCTCGGAGAATCAGACCTTACAGATGAGGAGATTCGTGACTTCAATACCACCAAGGCTGACTTAGAGGCAAGAATGGCTAATCTATCCGCTTCTGCCAAAGATTTGATAGCACAGAACGATAGCTTGAAGAAGCTCTATAAACTAGAGAATCAGAAAGCCAGAGAAGAGGCCTTGAAAGACATGAGTCCAGCCGAGCAGAGAAGAGTGAAAGCAGAACAGTATCTTAATGATAGAAATATTTCTGGACTGACGAAACTCTATGCTGATACTTCAGTAGATTTCATGGATGATCATCCGTATACTGTTGACGAATATGTAGCCAGCAGTATCGGACGTCATGCTTTAAACTATGAAGGTCGTGAGGTAAATGGTACATTCCTTAATGGTTTACAACAGGAATTTGGTGGTACTCGAAAAGACCTCGAAAAGATTCAAGTGTTGGCGGCAGAAGGTAAGGGACAGACTTTTGATAAGTATGTTAATGATCTTTATAATAACCTCCCTGATAATCTTCGTAATCAGGGTGTGAACACGCAGGAAATCAGAAACTCTTTGCTTGCTCTTTTGAGAGGCGCAGAAAAGTATTCCGACTTGAAAAATTATATCTTGAAAGAGAAAATAGCGCATGCCGAAGAAGAAATGCGTTCTATGGATCTTGCAGAAGAGGAACAGCGTGCTGCTTATGAGGAAGTAATGAAGGAGAATACATCTGTTCAAGACAATCAGATAGTAAATGATGGTGATGGAGGTACTGATAATATGGGCAATCAGCTTAACAGTGATGGTAGTATCTATACAGAAGCCGTGAAGTCTCTTGATAACATCAAGGATGAAGAATTTGAGGTTCCAACAAGAAGTGTTGAACTTCCTTCTATTCCTCAGAATGTAAATGATGCTATAGGAGCAAATGGTAAGCCTGTAATCATCAAGAAGAATATCTTTGAGAAAAATGCAACTAACCATCCAGAATTGGATGCAGCTGATAGTCGTGCCATATTGTCAAATGCGCTTTACAATCCAAATATAGTTGGGCAAACACAGCCTGTGAAGCGTCCTTCTTACAAAGTCGCAGTACAGACAGGAGATAAAAACTCAATCGTGGTGCTTGATGTATATAATGATAAAAAACAAGTCGAAATTGTTGGCTGGAGATTGATAAACGAAAAGGGACTTGCAAAAATGCAAAGACAAGCCGAACGTGAGGGCGGACAATTCCTCATACTTTCTCCCAATGATGGGTCGGCAGCAGCCCTTTCTGCTCTTCCGCTCGACTTATCTTCTGGTGGCAAAGATACAAATAATTCTGATAACTTGCAAGAAAAAGGCACGAAATTTTCAGAAAAATTGCAAAATGCTATCGCTGAAACGGAAACTGAGCCTACAGAGGCGCAGAAGAAGGCTGGTAACTATAAGAAGGGGCATTTATCGTTTGGTGGCTATGACTTTACTGTTGAGACTCCAAAGGGCGTGACTCGCAGCGGTAAGGACGAGCAGGGCAAGCCTTGGAGCGTGACCATGCACGATACTTATGGCTATATTCTTGGTAAAATTGGCGTTGATGGTGACCATATTGATATGTTCATCAATGACGCTGCAGACCTTGATACTTTTGATGGTAACGTTTATGTTGTTGATCAGGTGAACCCAGAGACTGGAGAGTTTGATGAGCATAAGGTGATGTATGGCTATCCTGATGAGGCGGCGGCTACTAAGGCTTATCTCAGTAACTACTCTAAGGGCTGGAAGGGACTTGGTAAGGTTACTTCTGTGCCTAAGGTTACCTTTGATAAGTGGCTGGAGTCTTCTGATCGCAAGACTAAGCCTTTCCGTGAGTATGCCATGATTCAGCATGAGGAGGCGAAAAAGGCTAAGCAAGCAAATGAAGCTCTTCCTTTTGATGCACCGATGAGTATGGATGATCTTCCTTTTCACCGCGATGTGAAAGAAGTGAAGCCGGAGAATCTGACGGAGGCACAGAAGGTGGCTTATGATGCCGTATCTACTATGCTTAAGAAGGCTGGCATTCCGGTGAAGGTGGTTAGCAATGAGGATATGGAGAAGGTAGCTGAGGCGCAGGACAATCTGAATCTTGCCATGCTGCTGAATCAGCCTGAAATGAGATTTAAGATTAAGACTCCTGAGGAGAAGAAGGCTGCCGAGAATGCTTATAACTTTGCCAAGGATTTGCGACCAAACAAATGGGCGCAGTATGCCGTGGTGGATATGAGCAATCCGAATAAGATGCCGGAGTACTATCAGAAGCAGGAACTGGCAAGAAAGGAACGTACCTATCTGAATAGGTTGATGTGGGGAAACTACAAGGTTTTCAATCTCGACAAGAGTTTTGAGGACAATGTGGCTGGGCTTACTGGCTCTTTTCCTTCGGAGTTTGACCCATATAAGATTGACGAGCAGACCAATAAGAGAAACGAGTTAAAGAAGCAGATTAAGGAGACAGAGGATGCTTATAACTCAACCGGACAAGAACGTAACAATTATCAGATTCAGTTGATGAAGGAGTACATGGATGAGCATGGACTGGATTCTGAAAACGATATTCCTGATGATGTTTGGAATGATTGCAGGAATAAATCCTTTGAAAAATATCAAGATAAGCTTGATTCCTTGTTTGCGAAATATAAGGATTTGGATAGACAGTTGAAGGCTGTTGCTGAGCCGGGAGTGCAGTATTTGAAGGGTAAGGGTGTAGTTTATGGCTACACTGATGGCAAGGAGATTGTGCTGAACCAGGAACATCTGAATCCTAATACTCCTATCCATGAGTATCAACATCTTTGGCGTACTGCTGCTAAGAAAATGAATCCGGAACTTATAGAGTATGGTGATAAACTCATCATGCAGACCCAGCTATTTGCCGATTTGAAGCAGGATCCTAACTATAATCATCTGACAGATGAGCAGATTTGCGATGAGGCTTTTGCTCGTTTGACTGGTGAGGACGGAGCTGCCATCCTGGAACAGATGGCTAAGGATGCTATCAAGGAGAATCCGCTTGATACAGCCAAGGAACTGAGTGTTATCAATAAGTTGAAGGAGTGGCTGAAGAAGTTCTGGTATTGGACTCTTGATACATTTACGAAGTGGAAGCCTGAGGACATTAAGAGAATGACCTTGGAGGATATTCGTAACCTTGTGCTGAGAGACTTGGCACAGGGAGTGGATCCACGTAACGTGAAATCTCGTATGACTAAGGATGAAGCCGTTTCCTTGCGTAAACAGATGGCAGATAATGCTGAGCAAGAACGGATTCTAGAGCATACGGAAGAGAACTGGCTGAAAGAATTTGGCAAGAATAGCCGTGTTACTACTCCTATTGGAAGTATCAAACTTGGTGAAAACCAATATAAGAAGGCAGGAAGAAACGACCGAATCAAAAGATTTGGTCTGTTGAAGCCTACCTTGGAGCGTCCTGACGTTATCTTGGAGAAGTCTGCACCAAAAGAAGGTGCGGAACGACAGACTAAATATCTGTTCATCAAATCCTTTAAAAAGGCTGATGGAAACAAGATTCTGAACTATGAATCCATAACAGTAAAGCAGGGTGAAGAGGAAGTGGCGATTAGCGCACATCAAATAGATCCTTCGAAAGTTGTGAAAGAATTGACGGAATCAAAAGTGCTATGGAATCGTTTCAGAGGCGATTCTAATTCCTTGGGCGAGAATCAAGGTTCGGCATTAACTCCATCCGCAAATAACCCAAGCGGAAAGGATAGCGTCCTGAATCCTCATAGCGATGCAAAGATAAGAAATAATATCGAAACTGCCAAGGGAAATGGTGGAAATTTATCTGTGGAGGATAAAATAAAGGCTGTATCTCGGCAATTTGGTGTAGATGAGGCAGATGTGGCGATGTATGCCAATGCTATTAAGAAGGGTTCTACTGCTGAGGCTGCACGTGCCAGAGCCAATATCAAACGCCATCTGTTGCAGGCAAATGAAGATAAGATTTCCTCTTTAAAGGAACTTCTTAAGTACACTAAGCCTGTAAATGAAGCCTTGAAGGAGAACTTTGGTGACGTTGATGCCATGATAGAGGAGCGCGTGAAGCAGGTGGAGGCGCAGCGTAACGCCATGGAAGCCGCTAGAAAGAGAGCTGAGGAAGAGGAGGCCAAGCGCCAAAAGCACTTGGAGGAACTTTCTTTGATTCCTGATGATAAACTTGACAAGCAGTATATGGATGCTCTTGCCAAGGGGGATGATGCTACTGCCAGGGAAATGCTTGATGAGGCTGCCAGACGCAAGGGCTATGATGATACCGAAAGCGCATATCAAGGTGTAGGTGCGTGGGCTGCACCGGGAAACCCTGGGTATGAAAGTGACAAGGCGAGACGTGACGATTGGGAATCCAGTGGCTCGGATGTGAACCTGGAGGATATTGCCTTGGGCTATGCTCCTCAGCCGGATGATTACTTCTCTCATCCTGAGCGTTATTCGCAGAACACTCCTCATGGATTGGAATCTGTAAAAGCCATCAATACGGCTATTGATGCCATTAAGAATGGTGAGAAAGATGTTAAGGTAAAGGTTTATCGTGCCGTTCCTACTTCTGTGAAGGAAGGTAAGTTGCGTAATGGTGACTGGGTTACTCCTTCAAAGAAGTATGCCGATATTCATGGAAACAACCGACTGGAAGGCAAATATCGTATCATTGAAGATGAAGTGCCAGCTAATCAACTGTGGTGGGACGGTAATGACGCAAACGAGTTTGGCTTTGATGATGGCAAGGAGTATAAATATAAGAATGCCAAGAACAACAGAAAGTTGAACGACCTTGTTACCTATGATGATAAGGGTGACGTTATCCCTCCTTCTAAGCGTTTCAATTCTCGCAAGAGCGATATTCGCTTTATGTTTGGTGGTGAGATGGGTGCTGCAGAGGCTGACAAGGCTGAGGAAAAGACCTATCGCATGGATAACTTAAAGGTGGCAGAGGAGATGGAGCGAGGCAAGAAGGATGCCAAGGCTATCAAACTGGCTACCGGATGGGAGCGTGGTGCCGATGGTAGATGGAGATACGAAATGCCAGATGCTAAGATCAAGGATATGAAGGATATTGGCGGTGGTAATATTGTTAAGCGTTTTGATGACGATATGCTTTGGAATGATGGTAAACTTACTGATGTCATTGATGCGCCTGGACTCTTTGAGGCTTATCCTCAGTTGAAGGATGTGCGTATTGATACGGATGCCATTATGAACGATATGCCTTCAAATGGTGTATATAATGCAAAGACCAACACCATTACCATTCATGCTGATGACCTGAAATATATGAATAGTATTTTAAATCACGAGATTCAGCATGCTATTCAGTATATAGAGGGCTTTGCCAAAGGTGGATCACCAGAACAAATGGAAAAAGAATTTAAGGAAGCGCAAGACGAGTGGAAGGCACGTGCTTATGCTCATGAATTGGAAGAAAAGGCCAAGGAAATGGGAGGTGAGTATAATCAATCGGAGGTAGAAAAAGCCCTTGTTGAGGAATATAAGGATTTGGATATGTCTGATGAACTTCCTGATAAAGAGACACGTATCAAGGGGTTCAATTACTTTGCACGTGGCTATGCTGATAGAAGTATGGATGATGCCATCAAACGTTTTCGCCTGAATGAAAGTACACGCTCTGACTTTGATTCTTACAAAGAATACCTAAAGTTGGCAGGTGAGGTAGAATCGAGAAATGTGGAGAAGCGTTTGGGTATGACTGATGAGGAGCGCAGAAACTCATTGGCTGAGGAGACTGAGGACGTGAACCGAGACGAGCAGATCGTGATGAATGGGAATGATGCTAGCTATAGCATTGTGAAAGACCCTGAGACCATCAAGAAGCTGGATAAGGAAGACACGGTGAAGGTTTATCGTGCCATGCAGATAGGCGAGGATGGAAAACTCTATCCACCGATGGCTGCAAAGGTGAAGGGCAAGTTTGTGCAACCTATCGAACTCGGTAAGTGGGAACAGGCAGACGAGCGACCAGAGCTTGCTGATGATAAGGGTATGTTTACCCTCAACAAGGGTAATGGTAAGTCGCTTAAGGCAGCTTACAATCCTTACCTTCATACTTCTCGCACTCCACTGAATGACCAGTTTAGCGAGGCTCAGAATCGCCCTAATATCGTAACCGTAGAGGTTGAGGTGCCAAAGAGCGAGCTGACCAGTGGCTACAAGGCTGATAAAGCCAAGGATGCCGTGGGTGAAGTAGAGTGGAAGGCAGGTATCATCCAAGGACAGCTGACAGGCAAGCGCAAAGTGGTGCTTTCTCGTTGGGATAAGCCTGTGCGTATTGTGCCTGACAGCGAGGTGGCTGATGTTATCGTCAATGATATGTTCAAGGGCAAGAATATCACTATGCCTTCGAATGTGGTTACTCCAAGTCTGAGAAAAGAGTTGGAGAAGCGAGGTGTGCCGTTTGTGGAGACCGATAACAGAGGCAGAATCGTAGGAGGCGAGAATGATGGTGTGCATTATTCCAAGGTGTATGGTAAGAATCATAGAGAAAAAGGGTATCGAAGCATCTTGAAGTTCTCTCTTGGCGACAATGGCACGGATGTTGCTGAAGGAAATGGTGATAGTATAAACAAAAATCCAAATAAAAATGTTATCACCAGAAGAATTGGAAGCCGAGAACAGGCGCAAAGAAGAGTTAATGAAACGTTGGGCGCAGCAGCCTCTGACTTACAAAGAAGTCTTGGAGCAACAGCGAAGGAACAACGCCCAACTTGGAATCGTAGATCCGCTCTTGGATATGTCAGAAGAAGAGCGGAGGAGTTATCTTCGCTCCTTACAGAAAAAGACCTCAAAGAGATCCAGGGGGGCTATATAGGCCACGGTCAAGAGAATTATGTGTATCAGGCAAAGTATGATGACAAGAAAGTTGTTAAGTTTAATGACTTTAGCTTGACGGATAGTTTGTTCCGCATCAATGAGTTCATCGACCGGGTAAATGCTCATAACCAGTTCCAGCCAAAGGACAAATATACTCCAATTGGTTTTGCCTATGATGAAAAAGGCGATTTCTGTATAGTGATGGAACAGCCTTATTTGAAGGGAACTCAACCTACTAGAGAAGAAATCACTCAGTATCTGACAGACCACGGTTTTAAGCTGGATATGATTCAGATTAGTGCCGATGAAGTGGATTTGGGCTGGACGAATGGTGAGTTTGACTTGTGGGATGCTGAGCCAAGAAATGTTATCAAGGACGAAAATGGAGACTTGCATTTCTTCGATACCATGATACAGCATACCTACATACCAAACCACAAGAATCCTTTGCGATTGTCGATGCCATCCATACGTACCTTTGAGTCGCAGGAGATGAAAAATTCTGCAGACAAGGTGAAAAATGTGGCAAATGTATTGGGCGGTGCTGAGGCTGTGACCTATACTTCCAGCGCAGATGTGCCGGAAGAATATCGTGTTGCTATAGAGCTGGGTGCCAAGGGATGGTATGACCCTACTACACACACGGTGCATGTTTATCTGCCTAACTGTGCTGATGCCAACGAGGCGGAGAGAACGGTGCTTCATGAAAAGATAGGCCATGAGGGTATGGAAGTGCTGCTGGGTGGCGAAGATGAGGTGAGAAAATTCGCTAATTTCGTTTATAATTCTGTCGCAGCAAGCACTCGCGGCAAGATTCTGGAGATTGCCAATGAGTATGATCCGGACTGGAAGAAGTATGACCGCATGAATGTGGGAACGCAGGAGTATATCGCCCGACTGGCTGAGGAGGGTCCTAAGACTGCTGAGGACTTTTCTCTTTGGACCAAGATTAAGCATTATCTTATCAAGGTATTGAAGAAGCTGGGTATTCGTGTGCCGGGACTTCTCAATGACAAGGATTTGAGATACTACCTGATGAAGGCTGGCAAGGCTCTCCATGTTTGGGACAATATGTCTCAGGAGAAGCAGGAAGCCATGATGAAGCAGGCTAGTAATGCTGAAATCAAGGATGCGCTGGGTGAGGAAGCTGACTTATCTTCTGAAGAGGATAATAGGCCAAAGAAGAAAACTGAGCGTGGTCGCATCGATGAGGCTACTGGTGCTTTCAAGTTGGCTCCTAATGGTGAACAGTCTAATCTGAGCAAGAAACAGTATATTGAAGCTCGTACCAAGAACTTTAAAGATTGGTTTGGCGGTGATTGGGAGAAGAAACCAAAGGACTTTAAGAATAAGCTGGATGCTAACGGTGAGCCTTTGGAGAAATACGTGGAAGGCTATTTGAACCGACCAAAGAAACCAACCATGCCAAAGAAACGCAAGGGAGAGGATGAAGCTACTTTCTTCGGGCGCAAGATGCTTTACTCACAAGCCCTAGAGGATTGGCCTAAGACTGAGGCTGATTGGAAGAAGCGTATAGACGAGTTTGACGAGAACACGCTTGCTGCCCTCACTCCTCCTGATGAGGAAGCTATCCGAGAGAAGTATCAGAAGCAATATGAGAATGATATGGCTAGTTGGAGGAAGGATCATCCTAAAATAAAGGAAGGCGAGGAGAGACCTCTGAAAATTCCTGATATGCGCGACTATCAAAGCATACAGGACTATGGTGAGGCTATGGGAAAGTATGAAATATGGAAGACCGCCCCTCATAAGGACGAGTACGATAGAATGGCAGAGGACGAAATCATATCAAAAGTGGCTCTTATGGATGCTGTTCAGCACCCATTCAGTGAATATGCCCGATTGAAAGCGATGAAGGCAGAGTTTCAGCACATGCGCCACGTAATGCAAAATCAAAAGGTGTATGACAAAAATACTACTGATGCCGTGGTGCAGTTTGCTAAAAGATTTATGAGTCTGGGTTATGGTGATGATTTGGGTAGAGGTAGTATAAACACCTTGCTCACTATTGTGAAAAATAGTACAGGTAAGAAATCGTATGAGATTTCTCAGCATCTTTATCAAGTGATGGATGTGTTGATGAACAACCAACTCAGAAACTTCGACAGGGCTGTCATGAAGACCATGAGTATTAAGGAACTGAAAGAGAATGCCAAGGGTATTCAGGTTCAGGGTAAGCTGGAGTTGAGAGGTCAAACTACAATCAAAGCCTTCCGTGATGCTGTCTCTTCAAGGATTTCTTCTGATAAGCTTGATGAGAGAATCAGTAACTTGATAGATAAGATGGCTGCTGACAAGAAGAACGCTTCATCCTATCAAGACGAGCTGTTGGGTCTGAATCTTGCCAAGCAATATGTAGACTACATAGACTCCAGCAGAAATGATGCTATCGAAATCGAGGATATGAAGAGAATGGAGATTGAAGGCTACAAGAATAGAAAAGGTATCTATGAAGGTGAACTAACTAAAGCTCTTCTTCAGGAACATGTGGAACGACTGAACCAATACGATGATGCTCTCTTTAATAATAAGGTGGAGCGTATGGAACGATATTCGCAACTGTTGGCTAACCTTGGAGGTATGATAGACGAGAGCGTGAAGGGAGCTAGAGAGTTCCAGGAGCGTGATGCTCGTCGTGCCATCAATGTGAAGATGATGGCCAGTGCCGATTTGGGTGACAAGAGCATGAACCAGCACCATAAGGAGAATTGGAAAACCAGACTGTCCAATAGTGATGTTGCCCGTTTGTTCTGTTCTCCTCTAGGTTCTTTTGATGCCTTGATGCGTGAGTTCGGCAGCAAGCAAATCAATGGTGAGGGACAGTTATGGAATCATTTTGTCCGTGGAGCGATGAAAGCATCAAACGATGCGTTCAAGAGCGTAAGAGAAGCTAACAACGAAATAGACTTGAAAGTTTCAGAGTTGTTTGGCAAGGTTACTGAGGATAAGAACGGCAACAAGAAGGGTAATATGACACTGAACGATCTGTATGCCTTGGAGCGTAGTAATAAGGTAAAGAGCTTGGATGTGACAATCCGTGATATAGAGGGCGAACAGACCTATAAGTTACAGCAAGGCAACCTGATGTACATCTATATGGTGAACAAAATGCCTGATGGTGCCATGAAGCTAAGAGAGATGCGCATCCTCGATGCTGATGTGGAAAGGATTAAGGAAAACATTGATCCTCGTTTCTTGAAGTTGGCAGACTGGATTCAAGGTGAGTTCTTGCCTAAAATGCGTACCAAGTATAACAAGAGACATGAGGAACTGTTTGGCGCACCTATGCCTATGGTGGAGAACTATTTCCCATTGAGAGTGCTAAAGAACGCCCGATATATGGAGGAAGATGTGAACAATACGAGTGATGGTAGCAATGCCTTACCTTCTACAGCTACAGGTGCCATCATCAAGCGTAAGACAAACAAACTTCCTTTGGACATCCTTAATGCCGATGCCCTTAGTGTGACCATCGACAACATCAAGGAGATGGAAAACTGGTACAACTATGCGCCTATCCGCAAGGATGCCAATACGCTTTTATCTGACACAACTTTCAGAAATCGTGTCCAGAACATGACTACCATCTATGGCAGTGGAGAGAGACTTTGGAATAACGTGAAGGATGCAACCGCAGTGGCCATGGGCACATATCGCCCTAAAGGTGGTACAGACTTGGCTGTTTCCATTAAGAACATTGGCAAGGGTATTACTGGAGCAAAAATATCGGGTCGTTTATACACAGCTTTCAAGCAGATACTTAGTTTTCCTTTGTTCTTAGCTGATGCTGACCTTGGTAGATTCGCCTGGTATTCTGTCAATCCTTACGGATCATTCAAATGGGCTATAGAGAATATGCCTAATTTTGATAAGCGCTGGTCTGGGCGCAAGTTAGGTGATACCGTTCTTATGGATGACCCGACCGATTGGAAACTATGGCATACCAATCTCATGGAAAAGGCTGCTTACTATGGTATGACACCAAACGCACTTGTGGATGCCGTTACTTGTGCAGTAGGAGCAAGAGCCGTATATGATACCAAGTATAAGCAGTATATCAAGGCAGGACTGACCGAGGAGAAAGCCAAGGAAAAGGCACTTAGTGATGCTGAGATCAACTTCAATACTTCTCAGCAGAGTTCGGAAGGTGCCTTTGTCTCTCCAATGCAGCTTGACAGAACCTTGGAGTCTGCCATCTTCACGCCATTCAGAAACTCCAGTATGCTTTATGAGCGAAAGGGTATCAATGCGCTTAGAAACTTGAAGCATCGTTTCGAGAAAGGACACAAGGAGGCTTCAATCAAATATATGGCAGCTCAGCTGATGGAAGAAGGCGTAGGATATGAGCAAGCAACCAAGGCTGCAGAAAAGATGTACAAGAAGGGATTGATGCATAACATTGCAGATGCTATTGTAGCTTTGTGGTTGGGACCTATCATCTGGAATCTTGGAGGAAGTCTTGGTTATCTCATACCGTATCTTGGTGATGATGAAAACAAAAAAAAGAAAATGGTAATTGATGCCGTGATTCTCGGTTTGCTTGAAGGTCCAGTTGATGGTTTGGCAGGAGGTCAGTTTATCAACACTGCCATTGCCAACACAATTACATCTGATGGAATCAGCCTTAGGGGACTGAAAAATGTAGATTTCTCTGGTATGCCAATGCTTTCAGATTTCAACTCTATGATAGAAAAGTTTGGCTATGATAAGGTGGCAGGAGCACAAGACCTAATGTTTATGGTAATGCAGAGTGGTACAGGTTTCAACCCAAAGACTCTGACCGATGCCATCAATGCTTGTATCGACTATGGCAATGGTGATATGACCAATGCTAAGGAGATTGCGTTGTTTGTGTTCCGTTTGATGAACGGACCTGCTGCAACTGTGGACAATCTCTATATCGATGAATTAGGTATGAAAGGCAAGGATGCCAAGAAACTAAGCTACGAGGAGCTTGCCAAGCGATATGCAGAATATAAGTTTGGTAAGAACACTTTTGGCTTAGGCAAACTCTACTCTGATGAAGAGAAACAAAAGAAGCTGAAAGCTATTGAAAAATCTTTCGACAAGAAAGTTTCAGAACGTTTGGCTGGTATGGATAGAGAGGACTTGAAGAACGAGTTTTCCGAGTCCAGAAGTCAGAAGGAGAAGAAACTTATCGGCAAGATCATAGCTGACGAATTGGGAACCAAGGATTCCGAAGCAGTCAAGAAGGCTAAGGCTGATGCTTCATACCTTCGTCAGAGAAACTTTTCGGACTTGATGGATGACCTATACTTGCAAAAGGAGTGGGAAGCCACCAATGAAGCAAATGCTGGTCTTGAAGAGTTGAAAGGCAATGGCGCATCAGAGAAAGAAATCGAAGCCTATAAGACCAAGCATAAGGCTGCTTTGGATAAACGAAAGGCTATCCAGAAAGCTAGAAAAGAGATGCAGAAAAAGAAAGCTGATATTTCATCAGATAATGATGAGGCTACCATGGCAGCAATCAGAAAGCTGAGAGATAGTATTTTGAAAACTGTTCGCCAGACAAAAAAGTAGTCCTGAAGAGGGTATGTCATAAGTTAAAGATACGCCCTCTTCTTGTTGTTGGAAGATAGGATATGTTGCTGGAAAAGATAGGATATGTTTTAGAGATAGTTAGCATCTTCAAGCGCGCAACAGCTGTTGTGCGCTTGCATAACAACTGATATGCGCATGCACAACAGGTGATGTGCATGCGGTGGTCAACTGTTATGCGCCAACTATTATCTAAACTTATGACACATCCTCCTTATGAATAGGAGAAAATGTTCTATATTTCCGAAAATAGGCTTTGGCCAATTCAATTTTATGTTCGATATTTCTACAAACAGAAAAAGGGACTTGCTTCACAGCGAGTCCCTTTTTGATAGTCGTAAAATTCTAAATTCCAAATAAATTTTATTTTAAAAAAAAGATTAAGATCGTATTTTGAAAATTGAAGATGTTGGAGCGATGTTATCCGAGAGAAGTACCAGATGCATTCTCTGGTTCCTTTTTCTTTGGTGATGCCCAGCGTATGTAATCAGCCATGCTGTCATCCATGCGCTGCTGCTCACTCTTCGGATTCTCCTTCTTTTTTTCGCCCCAGAGCCGTTGGACGATGCTATCCAAACACCAGGACCAATCACCATCGAGCGTGACAAACTTGGATCTAGGAACAACGGTAACTGTAGAATCATTCTTCTTCTCGCCCTTTTCATCTTTACCTTCTGGTGATTCACCCTTTGCGGTGATAGAGGTAAAAGGAACATTATTTTCCTGAAGGAACTTTTCTACATCATCTTTTTTGCTATCGCAGAGTTTGATGTGGATAGCAACCTTGTGCTTATCTAAGGAGGTAAGGGCTTCTTTTGCCTTTCCTACCAGAGACAAGTTGCCTTTATCATCTTTAGTAATGACGCAAGCTTCATGTACATTGATTGATTTACCCATGATTTAAAACGTTTTAAATTGAAATGCGGAACAAAAATAAGGAGAAAATATGAGAAAGTAATGTTAAGTTGCGCAACTTATCACTAATAAGCGAGAAAAATGCGGTATTTTTGGCGAAAAATTAAGAATTATGGTTGACAATCATGTAATAAATGACATATCGAACTATGCTGAGCCTGGACCAGACTCACTTGAAGGAGTGAGTCGGGAGCGGTTTACGCAGAGCGAAAGCAATCTTCGGTTGCTGCAATGGGCTTGCCAATACTTCTATGATGGTGCAGAACTGAGAAAGAAGTGGAAGCGAGCGCAAGACTTCGTGATGGGAAGACAGTTGGAAGAGCTGATAGAATGGAACGGAAGAAAGATTACCATCCGGCAGTATATGGAACTGAAAGGTATGCCAATACTGGAATACGATGTAATCGGAGACAAACTTCTTTCGCTCGTTGGTCTTGTGCGCCAGCAGCGCAGTACTGCTACATGTAGTGCCGTGGATCCAAACGAGGAAGACTATATCAGTTTCTTCAATGAATATCTTCGTCAGAACGACAACTTGAACGACAGGCAAGAGTTAGATGCGAGAATGTTTTACGCCTTCTGCTGCTTTGCCTTTATAGGCATGAAAACCTATTATGGCAGAAGGGATGGCAAGAATGGCATCTTTGACTATTCTGTAGACATCTTTAAGCTAGCTTTACCACCTTTCTTCAAATATGATCTGAGCGATGTGGAATTTATTGCTGAGGCTCATGATTTGACTTGGCGAGAGATTATTGCTACCTTTACAAATGGAAGCAAGGAAGAGGCTAATAAACTCAGTGAGATCTATCTACAGACGCAGCACCATTTTGCGCCCGAACAGACTTATCACCCGACTGGTGAAGCCCAGTATGCCGGAATAGATGATTTCACCCATTCTTCAGTAGTAGGCAAGTACCGGGTATTGGAAATCTGGACAAAAGAAACCAGACCAGCCATCTGGGTGCATGACTGGGAGAGTGGAGATTGCGGCTATGCTTCTCCTGACCAGCGAGCCTTCTATGAGGAAAAGAAGCGCAAGATAGAGGAATCCAACATCATGAAAGATGAAAATGGCCTACCTGTGCTCGATGAGAATGGTGAGCCTATCTACTATGTGGAACCTTCTGAACTTAAGACCATCGAAATTAAGGATGAGGCTGAAACCTACTGGTTCAGAAGATATATCACACCGAATGGCTATCTACTGGATGCCAGGGAATCACCATACTATGTGCTCAGGGACGGATTCAGAACCTCTATCCATCCATACACCTTCGTTGCCTATCCATGCTTGAATGGCGAGGTAAGAAGTTTTACGATGCGAGCCGAAAACAACCAGCGCACCTTGAACCATTATATGATGATGATCAACTTCATTGTAGCCAATGGTGCCAAGGGAACGATGCTTGTGGACGAGAACGCATTGAGCGAGAAACAGAGCATCGATGAAATGCAGGTGAACTATACCAAAACAGATAGTATTATCTTGTGGAACTCGAAGAATGGAGGTAAACCACCTCAGACACTGGTCAACAAGAGTATTCCGGCAGGTGTTGACTTCATGGTGAACTTTGCCAAGACGATGGCAAGCGAGGGAAGTGGTGTGCAGGGTGCTCTTCAAGGACAGCACCGGAATACCAGCGGTAAGCAATATCAGTTGGAAAGAGAATCATCATCTACCACCATACAGGACTTTGTTGAGAGTTTCAACAACTTTAAGGTACGTGTGGCCAAGAAGAAACTTTACCTGATACAGGAATTTTGTACCGATGCTGACAGCGTGAAACTGACAGGTGATGAATTTGAAATTCACTTCAATTCTGAGACCATGAGGGATATGGATTTAGATGTTTCTATCGATTTGGATGCATACAGTCCACTTATCAGAGCTGCCAACAACGATATGGCTTGGCAGATGATGGTGAGCGGCAAGATGGATCCATATACGATGCTTACGGTAGCTAACTTCCCTGGTACAGGAAGAATGAGGAAATACTTCAAGGAGCAATTGGAAAAATTAGAAGCTCTTCAGGCACAGCAAGCAGCCAATGGGCAGATGCCTTCTGACGGAGGACAGCAGACTGCAGCACCAGATACGCACCTGAAGGATTCCAGTGATGGAGCAAATGATTTGGCAGCTCTTCCTTCGGCAGCTATGTAGAAAAGAAGTTCTTAGGTAATTCATAATATTGAACGAAATGTTGTTCAGTTCTTAGATTAGATTATTTTATTTTTTAGGTTTATTAGTTTTTAAGGTTATTTAATTGTGAAGAGGAAGCCGTGATGGTCTCCTCTTCTTTTTGTTTAGTCAATACCATGTCTCTTCTTGTATAAGCGTAACTTAAACATTGGGGTAGAAACTCGGTACATGTAGTATTCTTGCCATTGTTTCAACTTCTTGGCTCTAACCTTGTTGTCGGCATCGCAGCCGATGGCTCCCCATTTGGAAGGAGTGTAGTAGTAGGAGGCAGTCTTGATGTCTTCTACGTTCTTGAAGTAGCGTGTTGCCTTCCACTTGCCCATCTGGACTAATCTTCGATATGCGAGCATATTCTTTCTGTTAGGATCGTAGGTCATGATCGCAAAATCTTTATGCGACTGGTCGTAGAGCATGTAGAAGCGAGGCGCACCACATTCTTTATACTTGGCAATGGTTGCTTTGACTCCTTTTTGCCACATGCGTGTGGCACGGAAGAGTTCGATACGAGTGACGATAGGCTGGTAGATGGCTATGAGCATCTTACGCAGCAGATTTGAATAACTCTGTTTCATTTTCTTTTTACTTTTAATTATTAACTTATATGGACAGGCGATAGAATCGCCTGGAACGGTAACTATACAGGGGACGGATTATGCTGCTGGCTATATAGAGGCTAACTGCCACCACCTATTCCGGCCAAATCAGCTACTACTGGTGGGCGGTTGCGGAGGCGTTCACGTTCTATCTCTGCCTTTGAACGGAATGGAACGATTTCCGGTGCAGGCATATCCTTTTCCACGTAGAGAGCAATGGCGCGCGCCATGACACGGTCATCATGCTTTCCGGCTACGGCTCCATAACAATCGTTCTGCTTGTAATAGAGGAAGTAGGTACATTCGTCTATTGCCGCAAGTTCTCGCTCCATATAGCCACCATCACGGATGATGCGGGCCATGGTCTTCACTACTGCCACCTTTGTATTCTTGTTGGTGTTGAATCCCCATTTCATTTCGATATTCTTCACCTTCTTCAGTTTGGACTGTGATGCGCTATAGAGGTTATTGTATAGAGGCAGAAGGATAGGGAAGAACAGTTCTGACTGATTACCCTCAGTATTGTTCATGCGCGAGTAGGCGGTATTGTTCTCAATGACCAGATAAGCATCATTATAGAAATGGGCTATCTGGGCGCAGCGCATAGCCAACTGATCGGCATCGCAGTGACCATGCCATTCAGCTACGATTTCCGGTACACCACCATAGATTTCATCATAGCGGTCAAGGACTACAATATCTGAGTAGTCGGAGGTTTTATGAGAACCACCAATATCGCAGGCAACGATATACCGATTTCTGACAATCTCAGAGTTGTCTGGTCCAGCCCACACCTTCAATGGTCCGCCTGAACGCTCGATGAAGCGGATATTGTCCATACAAGCATCATCGGCAGCATCATAAGAGTCACCTTCAATGTCACCCACCATGATCGGCTCAATACCCTTGCAGTCCTCTTCCATTTCCTTCAACTTGTATGGGTCGAAGACTGTAGTACCTGAGAATAGGAAGGCTTCTACATCATCAGAAGGGTATTCCTGGCGCATACCGTCTAGGTCATTATACTTCTTGCACTCGTTCACATACCAATGGATTCCTTCGAGCGTAGCACCCTTGATTTCCCAAAGCCACCAGAAGTAAGAACCATGATATTGCTCATCTTCACGATTCTTGTATAACCAGATAACAAAGTCAATTTTCTCCTGCTCTGTCTTGAAAGGAAGGATATACTTTTCAATATGGAACCATGGAACGAAGTATGGCTTGTAAATGGAGAGACGTTTTCCGTCCTTATCGAAAGAGTTGGCACGAACCCATTCGTCATGGAACTCGTTTTCACGTCCGTTTGGCGTTGATTCTCGGACTATGAATGTTAATGGCACGGTGACACGGATAGAAGAAACAGCGGCATTGATTACCTTCTGAGGTGTCCACTCTGTGGTGTTAGGGAAGAAGGCTTCCTCTGTAATATGTGCCATAGCAGCATCTGCAGAACGGCAGGACTCTGGGTTTCTGGCCGAGCCGGTCTGTATCTTACAAGAACGAGGGATGAGATACTTGATGTTATTCTGTGTGCTTGACGTTCTGAGTTTGCGAGGATCCTCTTTGAAAGGTTCTCCTATATCATAGAACAGCCATGTAGGAATAGCATTCATCAATTTCTCATACATATCGAACACCTGTGTAGATGATGAAGACTGGTGACCGATGATATTACTGTTCCAGTTAATCATCCAGAATATCTGAATCCATCCCATGTAGATGTCAGTATCTGTAGATCCGCCCCACTGGCGGCATTTGAGGAGTATAACCAGTATAGAGCCTAGTTCGCCATGAAGTCGCTGGCTTTCAAACTCCTTAGTAAGACCTAACTGGGCATGGTTGAGAAGAAAAGGTATATCTTCACCTCCATCCTTATTCTTGATTCGGGCATAGGCATAGGCGAAGAAATAGAAATCGTGCTTACAGCGCAGGCGTATGAGGTAACGGAAAACAGCATCGCGAGCCTTCTCTTGGTCGAAGTCTGGCATGTACTTATCGCAAAAGGCCTCTATAGATCCACACTTGATGATGGCGCAGAATTTCTTTTCCTTCAACATTTCTACTGGGAGCCAGAGCTTCTTTCCATTCAGAAAATCAGTGATGACGCATTCGAATCGAAGTCCAGGGGCATTCTCTCCAGTAATGGGACGATAACTAGCGAGGAGACTTTTGAGTCTTCTCTTATCTTCTGCAAGAATCTCTTTGAGCTTCTTATCAGAAATCTGCTGCTGAGGTCGAACCTTTAAGGAGGATTTTGCTACTGGCATTCGTTATATATAATATAATAATGTTAAGTGTTGAATGTTAAATGTTAAGTGTGTTGGCATGTCGGATAAATCTCTCTGCCTTGGCATAAATGAAACCTAAACAGAATAGGACTATGTGGAAGATACCAGCTATGTAAGGGAGAAGGAAACCTATAGCCATACCGAGCATCATCTGCCAGAAGTAGATGCGGTGATACCGATAATACCATTGCGCTGAGAATCCCATGAAGAAAGAAATCAATACGGATGCACCCAATACAGGTAATGCCGGATAGTATATGAACGACAACAACACGGAGCAGAGCCATGCTGCCAGTAGGCGATGGAAACGGAACTGATGATGAACCATCAATATGCACCAGGCGTTGATACACCAGTGTATAAAGTTGGCATGACCGAACATATAGGCGAAATGGGTGTATAATGGTGATGATGGAGACACAGCCAGCGAGGCATGAAGCGGAATGATGAAAGCCATCAGGAGGATGATGAAAAGTGTAATATATAATGTACGCATAATGGAAGTGATTTATCGAGTTATGAATGATGTTTTCTTATTGCGGAAATAATTGTTTATTTTCATTTGGATGTAGCGTGGAGCCATACCCAAATTGGGCGCAGGAAGATTCAGGCATACATACACAAGATTTTTGGTATTGTATTCCTTGTATTGATCCATTTGCCGGAGACGCAAGAAATCCTGATAGAAATCTTCAAAGAGTTTTTCTTTTTGGGCTTGGTATTTGCCGAATTTAGGCTTATCCCCCTTGATGCGTTTACATACATACCGATAGGCTGTGCTATCAGACAGATAATAGCAAGAGGCAGGCATCTTGGCGATGTAATCGCATATCTTAGCCATGGTGGTAGGATATTCTACCATCCTCTTGGCCTTACGAAAGAGCAGATACATTTCTTGGTCTCTTTTAAGGTAAATTTCGGATATGGAATTTAGATGTTTCATACCAGCAAAATTAATTCATCAAGATGCAGAACTTATCACAAAGTAATGCGAAATTTTCCTTAATTTAGCACACAAATATTAAAAATGAATATTTATGGCAAAGGAAACTATTGATAATCAGAAAGTTAAGTCAAAGCGAGATTCTTTCAGAGAGCGTCTTGCTCAGCGTTATCCGGACTTGAATATGGACGATGATGAGGCTGTTTATGGTCAACTTTCGACCGATTACGACCAGTATGACCAGAATAAGCAGAAAATGGATGACTTCAACAAAATGTTGCAGGACAACCCGCATGCTCCAAGTCTGGTGACAGGTCTTGTGACCAAGAAAAATGCCGATGGCAGCGACTTCAATTTTATCGATTTCATTATAGATGAAATGGGGCAGGACTATGTTGATGCCATCAATGGTGACGAGAAGGCTAAGGCACGCTTGAAAGCTAGCGAAAAAGAGAAACTTGAAGCCAGCGAGAAACTTGCAAAGGGCAATGAGCAACTTGCTGCCAATATGAAGCTGGAAGATGCCGAACTTGACGCTGCTATTAAAGAAGCGAAATTGAAGCCTGAGGCGATTACCGATTTGATAGAATGGATTTACAAGCGTAGCGATGATGGCGAGGATCACGATGATGATGGTTTTGTATGGCGTGCAGCTCGTTATGATCTGAAGAAAGAAGACTTCTTGCGCCTCTTCCAGATAAAGGACTTCGACAAAGCTGTGGCTGATGCCGAGGAGCGAGGCTACAAGCGTGGTAAGAACGAGAAGATTGACCAGCAGAAACAACTGCATGATGGCAAGCAGGGCGGCAAGAAGAACATCAACATCGATGGAGGCGGTGGCGCACCATCACTTCCAAAGGAAAAGAGCCGTACAGAACAGGTGTACAGCAAGATGATTGGGATGTAGAATTAGAAATTTATAATTAATAATTTTAAATGTATCGATTATGAAACAGTTTAAGAAATGGTTTGGTTTCATGATGGCGATGCTCGTCATGATCCTTAGTGGTGGAAGCTCTTATGCGATGGCAGAAAATCCTCCTGCTGTTCCAACTGGTGAAGGTGGTGGTGGCCCGACTGGTCCTTTGAATGGTCCCGGTGTAGGTGGCTCTGGTCCTCAGTGGCAGGGTGGTAGTCAGGAGGCACAGGAAAATTTGGGCAACTGGGACTACTATGTTGCTCATGTTAACCCAACAGTCGTAGAGATGAAGTTGGAGAGCTGTCCTATTGATCAGATTTTACGTGCATCCAAGAAGATGACTCCTATCGACTCTGTTCGGGTAGAATACTATTCTATCGGTCAGAAGCCTATCATGTCAAAACTTACTACTCAGGTTAATAAGCAGACCAATGGTAACTCTGTAACCTTCGTGGTAGAAAATCCGTCAGCTTTCGATAATGGTGATGTTATTATGGTAGATGGCATCTATGGCTATGATGAGACAGGTACGAATAAGAGTACTTTGATTCCTCTTCAGTTCCGTGTAATCAGCCATGATAATGACAATAACCCTATTGCCTACGCTCTGAATGGAAAGAAAAACCCTTCGCGCGGCAACCGTGATTTTGAAGACAATATTCCGGTAGGTACAACTCTGATGCGCCTCGGAAGAGCCGCAGGCGAGAAAGAGGTTGAAACTGGTAGTTATTACTCTATGCCAGATAAGAGCTTCCAGTATTGCCAGCGATTTATCATGCAGGTTGAGGAGTCTCTTATTAACCGCATGAGTAAGACTCAGGTAAAATGGGACTTCACACGACAGGAAAAAATGGCTATGGACGATATGCGTTATGGCCAGGAGCGAAGTGGTCTGTTCGGTGTAAAGAGCATGTCGAATGGTGGCGAGAAAGTTGGTTTGACCTATACCATGGGCGGTATTTACTGGGAAGCAGGCAAGGACTTGCAGATTGGCCATTGGGCTGTCAAGAAAGATGAGAATGGTGAAATTGTAAAGGCAAAGGTAAAAGTACCTAAGCCAGGTGGTTCCGATGGCGAAACTGTGGAGCAGCAAAAAACAGTATATGAGTATGTGATCAGCGAGAAGGAACTTTCTGCATTTATCGCGGCTGTATTGAAGGGTGCTGGTAACTCCAGCCGTACGAAACTTCTCTTCGTTGACAACTTGATCTATCAGGCATTTGCTAACCTTCGCTCTAACAAGCGTATCATTACCCAGACAGAAAAGGACTATCAGGGTTGGAAACTTGACTTCGAGAAGTTTGAGAGTATGGGTACTAAGATTCTGATTTATCGCCACGATGCTTTTAACTCCTGGGGTATGGATGGTAGAGCGTTCTTGCTGGATGCTCGTTATCTTGACAAATACGTATTTGGTGTGTGGAGTAGAAATGAGTTTAACGCTAAGGATCTCTTGATTCGTAACACTGCAGGTGTTGTGATGGAGGAGTATAGCTGCTGGGTACTGACCTTCCCTGATGCTCATGCGCGTGTAGCCCGACCAGTCTTCACTGGTGATGGCGTGACCGATGAGCAGATTTTGGAGGCAGCGTAATCATCGTATAGGAAACTGATAGTTTTCTACATATATCAATCTAGGGGATAGTTGAGGCTAATGCAGTCTCACTATCCCTTCTCACCATAAACACAAATAGATATGTATAGATTTGTAGCTAAGAGCATGCTCATTTTTGTGGTGACACTTCCGAGCGGACTGATCAAGAACATTGAGTTTGAGCGGTGTGGCAACGATGCCTATTCGTACATTACGGATAACAAGCAGGTGGCAGAATGCATCAGGAGACATCCTCTTACGAAGGCAGGCCGTATCATTGATGAGAGCCAGCCGGAAGAGATTCAGCAACAAAAAGAAGAGCAGGTGAAGGACGAGAATGCCCTTCATTTCGAGAACATCACCAAGGCCAAGAACTATCTCCAGAAGACGTATAAGGTAGATGTAAGGAAACTGAAATCACCTGAGAGTGTGAAGGAGAAGGCTAAAGAGTTGGGTGTGGTGATTGAGTTTTAGTTTATAATTTTTAGTTAATAGGTTTCTTGCTTATGGAAGTTCTTATGAGTGACCTTGTGAAGGATATGCGCATAGCTATGGACGAAGTGATCCATGATGAGGTGAATGACATCATTACGGATGATTCGGACACGGAAATGAAGCAAGCCATTGAAACGGCAGCACAACAGATTCTGCTGCAAGCACCAGCGCAAATGATTCTCCCCAAAAGGGTGGAAGTTTCGCTGAATGAAAGTGGCAATCAAGATTATGATGCCATCCAAACACAGTTTACAGATGGTCATGGATGCCTGACAATTCCTGACGATTGGCTGAGACTTGTAGAGTTGAGGCTACGAAGTTGGCAAAGCACGCTGACGATGCTGATGGAACCAGGCAGCAAGGAGGCTCAGATGCAAGCCTCCCGGTGGACCAGGGGAACACCGCAAAAACCAAAGGGCATGATTACCACATCGCCAACTACAGGCAAGCGAGTGCTGATGTACTGGACTGCCGGAAGGTATGATGCCAACCATGCACCTGTTGGAGCTGTATATGATCATGAGGTTGAACTGTTCACGTATATCCCTTATCAAAAGTTAGAGGATGTGTTTTCTACTGATACTGGGCATGAAAACGAAGTGACCGACCAGAAGATCATCCTTTCCCTGACAGATGAATGCAAGAAATATCTTATCTATCGTGCCGTTTCAATCTTCCTTGTAAGTAAGAAGGAAAACGAACTGGCCGAAAAGTATAACCAATTATCTCAAATATAAAATCTTATGGCTAACGATATAGACAAAACAAGTCCTCACTACAAGGGTGATTTTGGCAGCATCTATGAGGTGAACCGAAAGTTCCCTACTGGTGGTGTTTCCGGTGACTTTGTGGTCATAGACGGTTGGGCTCATTACTGGAATGCAGACAGAGGAACTTGGTGTGTAAATGCCAAGAGGGATAGCTATTGGGACGAGTTGATAACGAATAGCATAGAAAAGTTTAAATCTGATATTGCCATATTGAAGGACTTGATCCGTGCTGCTACCGGTATGCCGCAAGATCTGCTCGACAAGATGGTGGAGTATAATGCGGTTTTGGAGCAGGTAATGCCGTATATTCGTAATATGAGTGAAATCACTGAGAGTGATATTGGCAAAATTATTGCAGGCACTTATGTTCCTGAACAAACGAATCCTCCCCACAGGCCTGATTCAGATGTGATTAGTTATGTGAAGGCAATTGATGTAAAGGTTACTGATACAGGCAAGAAGCTAGATCAGTTTATCGCTTCTGATCTTACAACGGAACAAGTTAATGATTTGTTGGATAAGCAAAATGATAATATTAATATTTAATTTTTATGGCTGAGTATAATTATTTAAGTAAAACTGGTTTGACTGCACTTTGGAACAAGTGCAAGAGTGTGTTTGTTAAGGCTTCTGAAAAGGGCAAGGCAAATGGTGTTGCTACACTTGATGGCAATGGTAATGTACCTTTGTCTCAGTTGGGCAACATAGACACCACCTTTGCGGAAGTAGTTACGGAACTTCCTAAATCAGGTATCAAGAAACATATCTACATGATGAAGGCTGGCACCACTGGCACTAAGAATATTTATGCTGAGTATGTTTATACAGGTGATGTTGCTGGCACTTACGATGCAACCAAGTGGGAGAAGCTGGGTGAGGCTACTACAAGTGTTGATTTGTCCGGCTATGTTCAGACTGCAACATTGACAACAGAGCTTGCCAAGAAGGTTGACAAGGTAAGTGGTAAGCAGCTTTCTACTAACGACTATACCACTGATGAGAAGAACAAACTGTCTGGTATTGCGGAGAATGCCAACAAGTATGTTCACCCTACCAGTGCAGCTGGAGCCAAGACTGCTGGTCTGTATAAGATTACAACAGATACCAATGGTCACGTTACTGCTGCCACTGCTGTAGGTAAAGCGGATATCACTGCTCTTGGTATTCCTGCAAGTTCTGACTTTGTTGAGATTACGGAGGAGTTCATCAACTCGCTGACTTAACGGTGTCTTTTCTATGAACTTTAGTCCAAGCCTATACTTTGGGTGTAATATCCAGGTATAGGCACTAAAGTTACAATAGAGTCAAATTGTTTTATTTTAAAATTATATACAATGAAGATATTAACTGATACAGGTTTAATGGTGCTTTGGCAGAGGATAAAGGATTTGTACAAGAAGATTTCCGTCTCTGCCAAGCAGACTACCACATCTACAGCAGATGGTGGTACGAATGTCATGACCTTTACTTTTGGTGATGGCACATCTACGACCTTGTCCGTAAAGAATGGATCTAAAGGTTCTGATGGTGCAAGGGGAGAAACAGGTGCAAAGGGAGAAAAAGGTGATCGTGGCCCAATAGGAGAAACTGGACCTCAAGGAAACAGCGGTATAGCTGATGCAAGCAACAAGCCCCTTATCAACGATGTTATAACTGGTGGAGGAACAAACTATCTCTCAGCAGAGGTAGGTAAATTAGGAATCCTAAACTACGACTGCTCAAAAGGAGGTTACGTTACTCACGCTACTCTCCAAGATGCCATCAACTCTGTTCCTACCACATTTCAGAAGGTAGGTCTCACCATCACCTACAAATCAGGTGACACCATCTACCGCTATGTTTTAAAGGCAAATACATGGTCAGCAGACCCAGCAAACTGGTTTTCTGTAGAAGACAAACTCAACGGCTTATTAACAAAAGCTTCTGCAATGGTTAATGCCAATGTTACTGTTGATTCTATACCAGAAAATACAATCAATTATGTATATTATGTAACAAAAAAAGTAGGAGAAACTATTAGCTTAAAAAATGATATATTAAGTCTAAATGTTACAGTTACGTCACTTGAATATGTCGAAAAAGGTGCTATATTAAAGTATAATTTGGGCATTTTTGGAGAAATAACTGGCATTATGATAGTCTCAAGAGATACATACAAAGTCCTTGAGATTATTCCATACAAAGATGAAAGTAATCTCGATGTACAAACTTATACAGTACAACATTCTGGATTAGCTATTATCAGTTGTAGAAGAACTGCGTCAACATTCTATAAGATTGAAAACAATTTTCTTAGTGATGGTACGTTTAAGTATAAAACTATTACAGATATTATTGAATTAAAAACAGATGTTGAAAATCTAGAAAACTCATCTTCTGCAATGGCTAAAAATTATTTATTTTTTAGCTTAAGCATGTTTAGAAAAATTCTATTTTTAGGTGATAGCGTCACAGAAGGACTCTGTATCAAAAAAAGTGCTAATCTCAGTAAAACACTTATAAATTCATCATATCCGGCTTGTATATCAAGAGCTTTAAATATATCATGTGTAAATCTTGGGCAAAGCGGGCAGGTGATAGAAAAGTACTTAGATGCTAAACGAGTAGATATAGATTCTAACATTTCTGGTTCAGATGCATGTTTTATAGAATTAGGATGGAACATAACACCTGGTTTAGATTTTCCAGAAACAAATGAAGCCGTTGATGCAGATTTAGCATCAAATGTTAAACCATACGGAGATAACTATGATAATTATAAAACTACAAACTCTGTAATAGCTTCATATTGTAAAATAGTTAAATATGTTCAACAGAAAAGACCTGGCATATCTATTTTTTTGGTTTCAAGTTTCGGATGGAATCCAATTGCATCAAAAAATTATGCAATAAAGAAAATAGCAGAATGGGGAAATTGTATATATATAGATGGTGCAAACGATACTTTAAAACCAGATTCTGGAGACCCTGCTCATTTTACCCCGTTTGGATATGCAGAAAAAGCAGCACACGTGTGCATGTTAGTTAATAATATTAATGAGGATGATAAACTAAAGATATTTAAGAATTTAATACAGTTGGATAATTAATAAATGAACAGTGTGATATTTTTCAGGCTATAATAGCCTCTGTATTTTGGAGTTTAAGCAATAAAATATTTTAAATTATGAGGCAGATAAACTATATTATTATTCACTGCTCAGCCACTAAGGTTGGGCGTGATTTTAATGTTAGAACTCAAAGTTATAAGACTGGAACTCTAAGTCGCTGAGTTTAGAAACTTAAAAAATAGATATATGAAGAAGAATAAGAAGCAATTACATGAAGCACTTGCAGTGCTTCTTACCAAACTTTCATCGGCAAGGGACAATCCCTTGCTGATGGATAACTACGTGGTGAAAGCCTTGCGCACGCTTCTCTTGGAGTTCAAGGAATCGGGCGAGCTTCACGAAGCATACAAGGAGCAGATACAATCCACGCTGGAGAGTGACAACCCCTGGGTAGCTATGATGATGAAGTCAATGGGCGCAGATTCTACCCTTAAGAAGGGTATGACAGATGAAGCCATTGACGGAATGATTGATTCTATGTTGGGGGTAGAATAATACAATTTTAGTCTGAAAGTATTATTAATTACTTTCACTAGTGTCCACTAAATAAATTTAAGACTTAATTCTCTTACAGTTTGTAACTTC